TTCATTCAATCAACCTTTAACTATACCAAGTAGTGTTACAAGTATTGGAACTAGTTTCTTGCAATATTGTTATTCATTCAATCAACCTTTAACTATACCAAGTGGTATTACAAGTATTGGTAGTGGTTTCTTGTATAATTGCTATTTCTTGATATATCTAGAATACAATGCTTCGGCTTACCCAAGTGACAATAGTTCACTTTCGCAAGATGTAAACACAAAAACATCAACAAATGGTACAGGAATATTAGTTACAGGGACAGGTGCAAGCGGGTTAAAGAATGCATTGCCAGATAGAACATCAAGTCCATATAGAAAATTAGTATTAGTAGGAGAATAAATATGATAGTATTTGAACATAATAAAATAAACAATGAACCATATTTAAGGGTGACAAGTGATAAAGAAAATTATTTTGTAAAGGTTAAAGGCAGTGAAAATGAACCGACAAATGAAATAATGATAAAAGGCGAAATGACCGAGTTGGAGTTTGAAGAAGTATTTGTTGAGCCAGAAGAAGTGGAAACAGAACAAGATGTTTGACATTTAAAAGAAAAATTGTTATAATATTAAAAATTGGAGGATAAACCAATGGATGAAAAAGATTTAGACCAAATGCAAGCAGATTTGGATAAAAAGAAAATGGAAGTTCAAAATTCAAACGAAATTGTTGAAATTGAACCAAAAGTTCTTGTTCCTAACGATGAAAATAAATTTATCGAACAAGTTGAAGATAATAAACTTATTAAAGAACTGACTAATAATGAAACTGCAATTGAGATGGCAAAAGAAAGCTATAATGCTTTGAAAAATCAAAAGAAAATAAGTAAACAAATTGAAAATGTAGTCAAAAAAAATACACAAGTTGATATTGAAACAGCTAATGTTAAGGTTCAAGAAAAAGACAAAAACAATAAAGTAAAAAAAGCAGAGATAAAAAATGAACTTTTAAAACTAAAAAATGATAAAATTTTTCTAAAAAAGGAACAAAAACATCGTTTAGTTATGCAAAGAGCTAAACAAATAAGAGAAAAATATGAAGATTTGCTTTTAAGAACTTGTAGAAAAAAACAAAAAGATGAAAATGGTAAATGGAAATTTATCGATGATAAACAAGGAAATCCGATTATCAATGTTCCAAGTAAATTTAAACTATTTTGGTTAAAATTGTTTGATGGTATAGTTTCAACATTAAATCAAACAGCGGATATTTTTGGCGCACTTAATAAGAATGTATTAAAAGGAAGTTTGTTTATTTTAATTTTACTCATTATATTTGTTCCTCCTCTTAGGGAATGGTTATTTTCTTTGATTGGAATAAAACTTGGTTAATAGCGAATAAATACGCTTTAACATAAAAAAAATTTAAAAGGAGGTTATTGGTTATGGTTAAAACTGAAATTAGAGCAATTGCAGGTTTTGAAAAAGAATACAATAGTTTTATTGAAAGAAAAGCACAATTGGCTGTTGAAATTGAAGCAAAGAAAGCTGAAGCAGTTGCAAAAGTTGATGCTGATTATGCTAACTACAACGCAAAACTTGATAATTTAATTGCACAAGTTAGTGAACAAGTTGAAGTTGAAGTTCCGGATGAAGAACCAGCAGTTGTTGAACCAGTTGAAGAAGTGGAAGCTGTTGAAGCTGTTGAAGCTCAAGAACAACCAATTGAAAACTTGGGGGAATAATCATGCAAGACAATGAACCAAAACAAGCCAAAACCTTCTGGGAAAAAATCTGCAGCGGTAGTGGTTGGGCATTATTTATAATGATTATTTGGGAATTGGTGGAGGAATGCCTTGAAACATTTGTTGCATTTGTTATAAGTGACATGATTACAGCATTTTTCATTAAGGCATTATCCACATTTGCAATTACACAGGGCGTTAAGGTTTCTATTAGGCGTTTCCTTATGCCTTTCGTTAAAACGCTGACTTATAAGGAGGGAGATGACAAGATGTCAAAAATTAAAAAGTTTTTCACTTGGATTTGGTGTAATAAGAAAACTCTTACTGGAACAGCTGCAAGTGCAGTTATGACTTTAAGTGGAACAGGTGTTATAAATGTTAATTCATTGCCAGCACTTAATATTGATGGTTTTAACATTACTCCAATAATCTATTATGCTTGTCTTGCTATCCTTGCACTTGTGGGTGTAACTGGAAAAGGATTTGAAAATATCAAAACATTTTTCGAGAGAGTTGGTTTAATTAAAGCCGAAAAAGAACAAAAGGCAATTATAAAGGAAGCCAAAAAAGAACTTGCGGCTGAAGAGGCAAAAGTAAATCAAACACAAGCCGAGCAAGAACAAGCAGAAGCAAAGGCAAAAGCAGAAGCTGAAGCAAAAGCTGAAAGAGAACAAGCAGAAGCTGAACATCGTGCAAAGGTTGAAGCTGCAAAAGCACAAATCATTGCTCAAAGGTCAACAGTAGTTGTAGCCAAAGAAAACAAGGATGTTTAAAAATATAATAACTTGGTTGTTTTGTTTCTTTATAGTTTTAGGTTTGCAAAAGTTTAAAGAATATATTGTTAATAAAAACAATAAACTAACCATCTATGATTATTCTATAAAGAAAATCAAGAAATTATGTAAACATAAAAACTTAAAAGAAATCGAAACAAACTTTATAATTGATTTTGTTAAAAATCCAAACAACTTGTCGAAAGTTGAAATTGCTGAAAAATACAATTATGAAGAAAAATATATTTATAAGAAAGCGGATGCCTTAATAAATAAAATAGGATTAAAAAGAAGTGTGATTTAATGCACTTCTTTTTTTTGTTTACACTAAATCACACTCAAAATGACACTATTTGAAACAAAATAAACAATTAAATAAAACTATCATTTAACACTTAATTACATAAAATTATAGCAAAGGAGGGTAAAACTATGAAACATAATTTATATTCACTTACTGAAGATGAATTAAATCGTTTGTGTGTTGAAAGTTTGTTTGACAGAAAAGATACTTATATTTTAAAAGCAATAATACTTCACGAATGGACTATTGAAACAATTTCATACGATTTAGGATTAAGTAGTAATGCAATTTGCAAAAGAATAAAGAAAATTAAACAAAAGTTGAATATAGTAAAGTGGACTGATAATTTAGTTGGTTGATAATATTTATTTTAAATAATAAAATAAAAATAGAAATTGGAGGTAAAATATGTATCCATACGATAACTATAATAATTTTAATATGCAACAACCATATAATTTTAACAATCAACAATTTAATGGACCACAAAACCAAGCAAATACAAACAAAATATATGTAAGCGGAATTGATGATGTTAAGAAAACGATGTTGCCAGCTGGAAGTGATTATATCTTCCTAGACAATGACAAACCTATTTTATATCAAAAAATAGTAAGTCCAAATGGGCAGTTTGAAGTAAAAACCTTTACTATAAGTCCATACGAACAAAAGGAAACAACAAAAGAACAAAACTCGATAGATTTATCGGAATATGTTAAAACAAGTGAATTTGAGCAAATTAAAGCCGAATTAAACGAATTAAAAAACAAGTTAATACCAAAAAAGGTGGAAGTGAATAATGGAACAGGAACAAACACAAACAAATCAATCTAAACTTATTAAAGAAAATAAGAGATTGAAAGAAGAAAACGAAGAATTAAAAAAGCAAGTGGAACAACTTGCACATGAAAATTTGTGTTTATTAAAATTTGTTGGAGGTAAATTATGAACCCACTAGGAAATGGAAATATTGGTTTGCCAATGAGTTTTAAAAGCAATATTCAACAAGCAAAACAACTTATGAGTTTGTTTAATGGAAATCCTATGCAAATTTTACAACAAAATCCTATGCTTAATCAAATAATGCAACAATATCAAGGTCAGGATTTGAAAAGTGTATTTTACAATTTAGCACAACAAAAAGGTGTTAACCCAGATGCAGTTCTAAACGAATTGCGAAAATAGTGGAATAATCACTTGAATTTAATTGCTAGCATTAAATAATAGTGTTATTCATATAAAATCAAATAGGAGGACATAACATGGAAGGTAATGGAATTGTTCCAACAATGCCAATCGGAAATGATGGTTTCGGTAGTGGCAGTTGGATTTTCTTGTTCGCTATTCTTGCTTTAATGTGGGGTGGCAATGGTGCTTTTGGTGGTGCAGGAAATACAAATGCTATTCAAGCAGATGTAAATCGTGGATTTGACAACCAAAACTTGCAAGCACAAACAAGGGATATTCTTGGTGCAGTAACAAGTGGAACAGCACAAACAATTGCAGCATCAACAGCAAATGCTTCTAATGCTATAACAGCAATCAAAGATGGCAATGCCGCTTTAATTAGAGAATTTGGCAATGTTGAAAACGCCTTAACTGCTTTAGGCGGTAAACAACAAGAGTGTTGCTGTGAAACATTGCGTGCAATTGATGGTGTAAACTACAATGCAGCAATGAATACTCAAAAAATTCTTGATGCACTTGCACAAAACAAAATTGAAGCACTACAAGCAAAAGTAAATTCTTTGGAACTTGCTCAAGCTGTTAGTGGTGTTGTAAGATATCCAAATTCTTACACATATAGTGCAGGACAAAGCCCATTCTGTAGTGGATGCGGATGCAACAATAATTTCTAATTAAGTATCCTTTTTGATACGAACACAAGTGTTGGCAGTAGGATACTAACCTATTGCCAATTTTTATTATTTTTATAAGGAGATAAAAAATATGAAAAATTCAATTTATGTAGGTTCAAACACTTCTAATGCGGTTGTTGTAAATGGCATTGTTCCATTAACAACAATTGTTCATAGAGAAAATGGAAACAACTCAAGCGAAATAAATCTTATTGGAAATGCAGTCGCAATCGAAACAGGTTGTAGATGCAGACCAAGATATAACATTGATGCAAAAATTACATTTACTGGAGCAACAGCAGGTGTAGCAACATTATCAGTTTATAAAAATGGTATTCAAATTCCTTTTGCTCTAGCAAGTGAAACAATTACAACACCAACAACCGAAGTTAGAACAGTAACAATCCCTTGTGGAACACTTACTGATAGATGTTCAACTAATGTTTATACAATAGTAAACACTGGTGATATTGCAATTACTGTTACAAATGTTTCAATGAATGTTGTTGAACAATAATAAGGGTAAATTGTGGATAATTGGCAAGGCATAGAGTTTGGTGACTTAATAAACATTTTATCACTTTGTGTAGGTTTACAAAATTTAGATTTGAATAAGCAACAAGTTCAAGATGTTATGAAAGAATTAAGAGAAAATCAAAACTCTATGCTTAAAACAATTATCGACCAAAACAAAGAAATAATAGAAATATTAAGGAGTAAATAAATGCACATAGAACTTATTGACAGAATTATAAAAAATGGCAGTGATGAAGATATGGAATGTTTGCGAAAAATTCTTATTGATTTAATAAGTGATTTAAAATATACAGATTATGATAAGTATAAAAAAATCGAACTTAAATTATATAAAAGAGTTTATGGTGAACACTTAAATGAAGAACTTGCTAAATCTTGGGTTGCCGATATGGAAAACAAAGATGGCACAAAAGGTGAACATTGGTCTATTGAGCAAACAAACCAATATGCTGGAAACTATAACAAATATGACTTTTATGCGATTGCAAATATGATGAGAAGTGATTTTTACAATCCTAAACTTGAAGAAACAACTTATTTACAAATGGCAAAGGATTGGTTAGATGATAAAGATGTTGGAGATTGTAAGACATTAAAGTATTATATGTATATTGTAAGATAAACAAAAACACCACACTAAAATGTGTGGTTTTTTATTACTTAAAAATTTTTTAAAAATATTTGAAAAATTGTTTGACAATGCTTTGAAAATGTGTTATATTATGGATGTAGCAATAAAAAAGGAGTTAAAAATTATGAAATTTAAAGAATTATTTAAAAAAATTGAAACAACAAACGAAATTAACAAATATGCAGGACTTCCACAAGTAAAAGTTGGATTTACTTACGATTATGATTACACACAATATTTTAAAAGTTACAAAGAACTTGCAGAATATATAAAAGCAGAATTCGTATTAGCGAAAGAAATGTTAGAAAGTGAGTTTGAAATTGATAAAAAGACCACAGTTAAAGCTGTTTTGTTTGGAGGTTATATTGAAACAACATTTGTTGTTGAAATATATCAAGAAAGGTAAGGAGGTGAGAAAAATGTCAGACATTAAAAGATTGATTGATTTGTCAAGAACTGAAGCTGGAAAGATTAGAGCAAGACAAAAAGCTGGTGCAATGAAAGAATACTACGATGAAGAAAATTATTTGTGTTATTCTATTCAAGAACTTGAGAATTACAAAAAAGGCAAAGCAGGAAGAAAACCAGTAAGGTCAATTAACTTTGTTGGCAAAGCTGAAGATGTTATCAAAGAAATCAGAAGCACAATAAAGTTTTGCAAAGAAATGGGTTTTACAACTGTTGCTGAACTCATAGAATATGATGAATGCCTTAAAAACAAGGAGGATTAACATGACAATTAAACAAGCTGATAAATCTGCAAGAATTGAACAAATCAAAACAAAACTTGTAGATAAATATGTTGAAGAATTTAGCAATAAATTATCAGACATTGAAAAAGAAGCCAAAAAAATTTATAAAAAGGAGCAAAAACAAAATGGACTTGGAACAATTGGCGCAAAGGATACAAAATATTGAAAATAAAGACCCGAATTATCTAAACAATCCACAATGGAAAAAGTTAAGAAAATTTCAAGATGACTGCTATGAAAAAATGGCAAGACAACAAATCGATGAAATTGATTACAAACTTGGCATTGAAAAAGATGAGAATAAAATAAAAACACTTCAAGAAAAGAAAATTCAATTAAAAAGATACTTAAGGGAGGGAAATTATGAACAATCCTATTGATTTGATAAAAGAAGATGAAAATATCGACCCGACATTTAGAGAAGTATTAAAACACAATGTAGTTCTTCCACGATGCAAAAGATGTCACGAACTTATAACCACAACAAATAGATTGTTAACTGCTGAATTTGATGGTGGTGTTCAAATTGATTTTGGATGTTCAAAATGCATCGAAAGACCAATTGAAGAACTTGATTTAAGTGAATTTAACAATGCAAGTATTCCAGAGTTTAGAGAAGAATTTGAAGAAGAATTCAACAAGTATAGAAAAATTATTATAGAGCAAGAAAAAAAAGAGAGGTAATTTATATGGTGACAAAAATGCAAATAATTAGAGATTTGCCGAATAAAGATTATCACTCAATGGAAGGTCTTTCAAAATCCAAAATGGATAAACTTGAAATTTCTCCAGCACACTATAAAGCAAGTTTGGAAGAACCAGAAAAACAAACTGATGCATTGATATTTGGTAGTTTATTTCATACAATGGTTCTTGAACCAGAGAAAATCGAAACCGAATATGCAGTTGAACCAGTTGTTAACAAAAGAACAAACGAAGGCAAGCAGATATTGCTTGATTTCTACGAAGAAAACAAAGACAAAACAATAGTTACTCAAGAACAATTGGAACTTGCAAAAACTATTGCACAAAAAATTTACGAACACCCAATTGCAAATAAACTCTTAAAAGCAAAAGGTGATTGTGAGATAAGTTATTTTTGGCATGATGAAAAAACTGGTGTATTACTAAAGGCAAGACCAGATAAAGTTGTCGATGATATTATTATCGATGTCAAAACAACAGTTAGTGCAAATCCAAATGTATTCTATAAAAAAGCATACGATTATGGATATCACAAACAAGCTGCGCATTTTCTTGATGGATATAGAGCTTGTAATGGAAAAGATGCAAGTGGATTTATATTTATTGCAGTTGAAAAAGAACCACCTTATGCAGTTTGTGTTTATAAGGCATCAAAAGAGTTTATCGAAAAAGGTGAAATTGATGTTAGAAAAAATATAGAACTATTTGCAGAATGTGAAAGAACTGGAATTTGGAAAGGTTATCCAGAAATAATACACGAATTAAATTTGCCAAGATGGGCATATAATGAATTTATGGAGGAACAAGATGAGTAAAACAAATTGGAAAAAATTAGGTGACCCAAGATTTTTGGGAGAATATAGTTTTGATGATGGAAAAGATAAAATTTTAACCATTAAAGAAATTAGAAATGAAGAAGTTTTTGAAATGAACTCAAAACAAAAACAAGTTAAAAGAGCTGCAATATTCAAGGAAACAAAGCTTATGATGGTCTTAAACACAACAAACTGCGAAATACTTGCTAAATTATTTAAAAGTGAATATATCGAAGATTGGTATAATAAACCAATTGCAGTTTATTTTGACCCAACAGTTAAAGTTGGTAGAGAACAAGTTGGTGGATTAAGAATAAGAAAATCATTGCCAATTGGAAATAAACCAACCTACATTTGCGAAATGTGTGGAAAAACAATTGCTGATACTGATAAATTTACAGCTGAAGCAATTTGCAAAAGCACAACACTTAAATTTGGAAAATGCTTATGTATGGAATGTGGAACTAAAGCAAAAGAAGAAGCTGAAAAACCAACTCTTGAAGATAAAATAAGTGCTTTAATATAAGAAAAGGAACAACAAGATGAAAGCAATAATATTTAGTATTTTGTTGTCAATAATATGCATAATATTTAGTATTGTTGATTGTATTATTTCACCACAATCAATGACATTTTCAATCATATTGTTTACATTGGCATTTATATGTATGGTTGTAAGTATTATAATTTTAGTTAAAGGAAACAAAAAATAATGTCTAAATCACATGGAATGACAAATACAAGAATATATAAAATGTGGCACAATATGAGAAGCAGATGCAAAAATCCGAATGCTACAAAATATTATTTATATGGTGGCAAGGGAATATCTGTTTGCAAAGAATGGGATAAAAATTTTATTGCATTTTATAATTGGGCAATGAATAATGGATATAATGATAATTTAACAATAGATAGAATAAATCCAAATAAAGATTATTGTCCAGAAAATTGTAGATTTGCAACATATAAAGAACAAAATTCACACTTAAAAACAACTGTTTTGATAACTTTTAATAACAAAACCCATACAATTAGTGAATGGTCTGAAATTACTAAAATATCAATTAAATGTTTACAAGCAAGATATCAAAGAAAGTGGAGTATTGAAAGAATGTTGAACGAAAAAACAAACAAAACTCCTAAAAGAGATTTAAGAACTGGCAAATTTATAAAAGGAGGTGATTAAATGTTAAGGGATTATCAGCAAGATATTTATAATAAAATAAAAATTGAATTAAGAACACATAATGGTGTTTGTGCTGTTTTGCCTTGTCGATAACCGAAGTGGCAAATCTTATATTATGAAAGAAATTGTTGATAGTGCTTGCAATAAAGGCAATAAAGTTTTAATATTGGCACATAGAAATCTTTTAATTGACCAGCATAAAAAACTTATTGACAATTGTAGAATTGCATCAGTGTTCACCGAAGTTAACCATCTCGGTGAACATGGCAATTTTAATTTAATTATAATTGATGAGGCGCATATATCTGGTGCTGAAAGTTATAGAAAAGTTTGTGAATATTACAATTGTAAAAGAATATTGTTTACAGCAACTGCAAAAAGACTAGATAATAAACCATTGTCACTTGCCGATGTTATTATAAATGGTATTTCTGCCGATGAACTAATTGCAAGAGGTGATATATCAAAGTATGAATTGTATGCACCTAAACTCGATATTGATTTGTCAAAAGTTGAAATGTCTGGAAGTGATTTCAACAACGAACAGCTTGGGAATGTAATGCTTGATAAAAAAATATATGGTGACATTATCAAATATTATAGACAACTTGCAAACAACAAACAATCAATTGCATATTGCACGAATATTAAACATAGTCAAAGTATTTGTGACTTATTTAACAATAATGGAATTGCTGCAGTTCATATTGATGCATCTACTCCAGAAAAACAAAGATTGCAAATTATGGATGATTTTAGAAATGGAAAATATAAAATTCTTTGCAACTGCAATCTTATAAGTGAAGGAATAACACTTCCAGAATGTGAGTGTTGTATGTTATTAAGACCGACACAAAGTGAAACACTATATATTCAACAAGCATGTAGATGTTTAACTCCAGCACCAAACAAAACCGCTATAATAATTGATTTTGTTGGTAACTGTTACACACATGGAACTCCAACAGAAAAAAGAGTTTATACACTTAAACAAGAAAAGAAAAAAATTAAAAATGCCAGCAGAGAACCAGATGTTTTATGTAGACAATGCAGTAATTGTTTCAAGGTTTATAAAGGAACTTCACCAATTTGCCCATATTGTAATCACAACAATGGAAAAACCAAAAAGCAAATTGAACAAGATGAAAAAGCCGAATTGGAAAGAATAACCGAAATAAAAAAGAAAAATGCAAGAATAGAAGTTGGAATGGCAAAAACATTTGGTGAACTTGTTGCACTTGCAAGAAAGAGAGGTTATAAAAATCCAGCTTACTGGGCGCAAACTATTTTAAATGCAAGAGAAAGGAAACAAGCTGGTTATGGAAACAAAAGTTATGCAAGGAGATTTGAATAATGAAAATTGAAACAAAATTTGATATAGGTCAAGAATTATATTCTTGCAGTAGATATATTAACTATATTATCAGTAAAATAACAATTGAAAAAATAAGAATTGTTAAAAGTAAAAATGAAGAAGAAAATATAAATGTATACAGTGGAACAGATGAAGATGGTTATGCAGTTAGCTGTGTTGAAGAACAATTATTTAAAACCAAAGAAGAAGCTGAAGAATACAAAAAAACACTTCTAATAGGTTTAGGAGCAAATGATTAATGAAACAAGAAACAAACATACAAAACGATATTAGAATTGCACTTGCAGAACGAGGACACTTCACTTTTAGATATAATGTTGGCAAGTTCTACACAATGGATGGTCGAATGATATCTATTGGTGAAAAAGGTGTTAGTGATTTAATAGGTCACAGGTCACCAGATGCAAAAGCAATATATCTGGAAACAAAAACACCAATCGGAAAGGCATCTAAAGAACAAAAAGCATTTATAACTGCAATGAAAAATAGTGGTGCAATTGCTGGATTTGTTCGTTCTGTCGAAGATGCAATTAAATTAGTTGAAGAAAAATAAAAAAATCTTCAACTTTTTTTGTTTATTCTCTTGACAAAACTATACAAAAATTATACAATAATTATACATAAATTAAACAAAGGGAGGTTATTATTGTGAATATCAAAGAAATTCGTGGCAAATTATTGATGACACAACAACAATTTGCTGATGCAATTGGTGTAACAAGATGTATGGTTACACTTTGGGAAAGTGGTAAATTTAAACCAACACCAAAAAATGTTAAAAAAATTTTAGAACTATGTAAAGAAAAAGGAGTTGAATAACTATGAGATTGTGGCACATTGATTTAATTCTATATTTGCCAAAAAGTCAGTTATTGGCACAATGGAGAGAATTAAACAGTATTTTTAAAAAGCAAGATAAACATATTTTGATAAATTATATTTACAACTACCCCGAATGTTTTCTAAAATATTACTCTGATATAACTATAAAAGAAATGCAAAAAAGAGGCATAAAAATCAAGAGCTATGATAACTATGATTATTATTTTGGTGACACCAGAGCATTTCCTCAAAGATTTAAAGAACACAATGATGAATATTTAACTATATGTTATTACAATTTAAAAGAAAAATATATTCGTGGTCAAAAAGATTTTACAAAAGATGTTTGGGAAAAATTAGACAAGTTTTATAAGGAGAAACAAATATATGTGTTGGATAGAAAACTTTTTTAATTTAGAATACAATATAAAAAATATTGATGAACAAATTGTTTATGCTGCACAAACAAGTTATGCAATTAGCACAGACAAAGCATTGTTAAGGATTACAAACCTTATAAAAAGAAAAAATGAAATGATTAATGAATATGTAGAATATCAATCAAGATTTGACAAATTGAAACCAAAAGTAAAAATTGTATTTGAATTAAGATACAAAGAAAATAAACCAGCAAGAGAGATCGCTAAACAATTAGACACGAGTATAAGAACAGTTCAAAGATGGATAAGTTTAGCAAAGGAGGATTGTTATGATAAATGTAGAAAAATTGGAAGAACTGATAAAACGAGAAGCAACAATATTTGTTCCAGATGAATTTTGGAAAACAGTTGGAAGTTTGAAACTAAAAAAAGAAAGTTATTTGGAAGATGGGAGAGTTCATTGCAACAATATTACATTTGAAGAATTACCAAATGCAACTGCTGGTTATTCTGTTCCAATCGAAGAAATGTATGAAACCAAAGATGAAGCTGAAGAATTTTTGGAATTTAGCAATATTCAAAGAACACAAAAACTTAAATTGCCATTGTGGAATGAAATGCAAAACAAACACTACATAAGAGTAGAGTTTAGAGTTTTAGACAGATTTGGAGAATATAATGAAATATGTGTTTTCTCTTATAATCGCGACCACGAAAAATATAATAATTTAGAAATTACAATTTGGAACGAAGATGAAAACAATGAAGAAATATTTAACAAACCACTTACAAAAGAGAACTATAATGAAGCACGAAGAATACTCAAAAAATTATTTTTAGAAGGAAGGATATAATATGAAAGCAATTTTAATAAGTGTTCAACCAGAATATGTATATAAAATATTGAATAAAGAAAAGATTTTGGAAATTAGAAAATCAATACCAAAATGTGAATTACCTTGCAAAGTTTATATTTATTGCACAAAAGATAATAGTTATAAATTATTACAAGATAATGAAACTGGACAATATTTTAAAGGAATAACAAGTGGAAATGATACAATACATCCATCTAATACTGAATATGGTATGAATTGTGAATATGAAATTCAATGTTGCACAAGACTGAATGGTAAAGTAGTTGCAGAGTTTACATTGAATAGAGTTGAAGAATTTAGTGTTGGTAGTTTAAGAAGTGATGATATTGAAAAACTTGCTTGTTTGTCTTATAAACAAATGATTGATTATTTTTATAAACCAGAAGAACTTGATGGTAGACATTCAAAACAAGGGTATGCTTGGCATATTGATAATTTAATTATTTATGATACACCAAAAGAATTAAGTGATTTCTCTGCCTTTATACCAAATAATAAATGTGAAGAAAATTGTCAAAGATGCGATTGTTATAATAAAGAACACGAAACTTGTTTGGCTTGTTATAATTTAAAAAAACCATTAACAAGAGCACCACAAAGTTGGTGTTATATAAAAGAATTGGAGGGATAATTTATGGAACTAGAAGATATAGTTTTGCAACAAGGTGATATTGTTTATTTCACCGATGAAACTTGGCACATTGATAGTGCTGATAATGGAAAAAAGTTTTTTGAAATATTTGAATATTGTTCTAGTAATGATGTTGTTCGAATAGAAAGACCAAAAACACAAGAATATGAAACAATATACAAAACACAAAATAAATCTAAAATACAAGAACTAGAAGATAAAATTTATGAGTTGGATTATAAATTAACAGCTTTAACTGATTTTATATATAACTATTTTTATAATCATTATGGTTTAGTTAGTGATGAAGAATTTGATAAATTAAAAGGTTTATTGTAAGGGAGGAGAATAAACTATGAAAATCAATCAATATGAATTTTTAAGGAATGGAAAACCTTTTGAACCAACAAGAGAAGAAATTATACAGTTTGCCGAACATGAACTTGCAAAAAAAGACAAACAACTCGAAATTTACAAAAATTTAGAAAGATACGATGTTGGTGAACTTTTAAATGAAAATATTAAGTTAAGGCAAGAACTTAATAAACTGAAAAAAGGCAAAACACTATATGCAATCGAATATGACAACCAAGTTGTTTGGGATTATGACTTGATGAGAGATGCAATTTATACATCTTTATATAATGCAAAACAAGATAAGCACGATATTTATCATTATTATAAAAACAATTTTGAAATATTTAAGCATGTTAAATTTAAAGATTTTAAAATAATTGAATACAAACAATATGTAAAGGAGAACACAAAATGAAAGAAATAGAAACAGTTTTGACCGAACTAACAAAAGAAGAAACAACAAAGGTTAAACCACAACAAATATTGATTTACAACAAACTTACTGGAACATACAGTTTGGAAGATAACACGGCACGAAACTTTATTGGCAAAAGCAAATTTGCAAGTGATAAATTAGTATATTTTAGTTTTTATGGAATAGGTGAACAAAATGACTAATGTAGAATTAAGAAGAAAAATGTTTGATGCATCAGGACAGCAAAAAATCGAAATCAATGAAGATACTGAATTTGATGTTCCAATTAAAATAAAAGATTATGAAGCTAACAACATGAAAGAATTGAGAGAGTTGTTTGAGTGCAATGTTATAAATCTGCGCCAATATGAAAATTTTATTTCACAACTTGAAATGGGAGAAATTGGCATAATCAAAAAACGAAAAAAATACAAAGAACTTTACGAAGAAGAAGTTGCTTATAGTCATCGTTTAATTGTTCAAAACAATGAAATGGCAAAATTGATAAGAGAAATTGAAAAAATTGCAATCGATAATGGATACACTTCTATTATTGAGAAAATTGCAAGTTTTGGATAAAATAAGGAGTTGAAATGAAATTTAAGGTTGGAAACAAAATAGTAAATAAAAATAACAAAATTGGCAAAATTCAAGAGTTGTTAAAAAGTGGTTGTTTTGTAAATTATGGAAATTATGCCGAATTTGAACATTATGATAATTTAAAAAAAATTACCAATAACAAAAAAGTTCCAAAAACAGTTAAAGAATTTATGAGTTTATTTAAAGATAGTTTTATAAATGAAATTGATGAATTAATTGTAGTTCCTACAACAAATTTATATTTTGAAATCTTTGATGTAAAAACAAAAAAGGATTTAATATGTAAAATACTTGCTTGGTGTTCAAGAGATGCATGCAAAACAGAACCATTTAATACAAAAAATCAAAATGAAAATTATAGACAATATGTTAGAAGCGGATTAAATTGTTTTCTTAATGTTGGATGGGATGAAGAAATTTGGTCTGAAATGTATGATAAATATGGTAATGGAATAAATGAACAAGAATGTAGAAAAATGATTGAAGATAATTTTTAAACAAAGTCCAAAAATATGCAAAATTAGTCAAAAATACTGTCTAAAAATATGCAAAAAACTACAAATTTTAAATAAAGAAGGAGTTAAGTTAAGTCATGAGTAAATTTAATATGATAATGGAAAAAATAACTTTCGATGACATATTAGCAAAATATGGTTTGGATATGAATTATCACGATTTTATTTGCTGTCCAATTCATCAAGAAAATACACCATCTTGCAAAATTTATCCAGAAACGAAATCTTTTCATTGTTTTGGATGTGATGCAAGTGGTGATTTAATTAAATTTGTTGCATTGGTCGAACAAGTCGACAACAATCGTGCAGCTGACATAATTTGCAACTGGTTTAATTTAGACACAAAAAATACTGATGATTATAAGCCAAGAGAAATTATACAAAAGCAACACGAAAGAGAATACAAAGAAAATCCAATTCTTATTAAGTTTGTTAAATCTTGTATAAAAAATATAAATCAAACAAATTACTTTCAAAAACGAGGATTAAACAACGAAACAATTAAACGATTTATGCTTGGTTATGATATCAAACACAAGTCGGTTGTTATTCCTTATAATCGGAAATGTTCATATTATCAAGCACGAAGCACGATTGAAAAAAAGTTTTATAAACCTAAATCCGATTTTGCAGGTGCTGAACCATTATTTAATGAACAAGCATTAACATTAAATAAACCAGTATTTGTTGTTGAAAGTCCAATTTGTGCTATGTCTATTGCACAATGTGGTGGAACTGCAATTGCTTTGTGTGGTGTTCAAGGTTGGAAAAAAGTTATTCAAGAACACAAAGATACACCATCACATTTAATTTTGTGCTTGGATAATGATGAAGTTGGAAAACTTACAACATTGCAATTTACAAAAAAACTTGATGAGCTTAAAATATCTTATCAAATTACAAATATTGCTGATGATTGCAAAGACCCAAATGAACTTCTTATGCAAAATCCACAAAAACTACAAGAGAATGTCAGAAAGTGTTTGACAAATGTTTGACATTGTTATATAATTGTTAAAAACTAACAAAGAGAATGATATTGTGGAAATTGAAACAAAGATAATTAAATTTGGCAACTCACAAGGAATAACAATACCATCAAAAATTGCCAAATCACTCAATCTTAAAATTGGTGATAAAATTTTAATAATTATCAACGATGACAAATCGATAACAATAAAAAAAATATAATTAGGAGTTAAGTTATAAGTTATGTTAGAGTTAAGTGAAGTCACAATAAAATGTTGTGATATTACTAAAATTAAAAAATTCAAAAATGCAACAGTGTTCTATACTGAAAATAGTTATTATGTTTGTGAAATAACACAAGAAATGCCAAAACAAGATGACATTTTTATCACACTACACTTGAAAAAGAGAGGTGATAAATAATGTTAAAAATTGATTTTTATAAGAAAGGCAAATACACGATGAACGATGTCGGAACATCAAATTTGTTTATAGATTGCTTCAGTGATGAATTAGTTTATTGTGCTGATGCTGGAGATTGGTATTTTTGGAATGGCAAGAACTGGGAGAGAGATACAATACTTAAACGAAATGAGATGATTAAACAACTTTACAAGTATGTTATATCTTACATCTTTGAACAAAAACTGGATGTTGACAAGCAATCAGAATTATTAAAATATTACAACAAACTTGCTGATAAAAACTTTAGAGATAAAATAATCAAGGATGCAATGTCAATTAGACCGATTAAGTCAAGTGTATTCGATAGTCACAAGCTATTATTTAATTGCCAAAATGGAACTTACGATTTTGCGACTGGTGAGTTTAGAGAACATCGTAAAGAAGATTATTTAACTGATATTTCAAATGTGGTTTATGACCCAAATGCAAAAGCACCAAGATTTGAACAATACTTACAAGAAGTTATGGAAAATGACCAAACCAAAGTAGATTACTTGCTTAAACTTGCAGCTTATTGTTTAACTGGAGATACATCAAGAGAATGCTTTATAGTTTTATATGGTGACAAAACAAGAAATGGTAAAGGAACATTCGTAAGCACATTAACATATCTTTCTGGAACATACACACAAACAATCAAATCAAGTTCTATAACCAAGAAACAAGTGAATGGTGGCGGAACTGGAGCAACACCAGATATTGCAAAACTTAAACACGCGAGAATTGCAAATGTTAATGAGATTGAAGAAGGAATGCAATTAGATGTTGCACTCATGAAAGAAATAACTGGTGGTGACACGATGACAGCAAGATTTCTTTACAAAGAAGAATTCGATTTTGTTCCACAATTCAAACCACTAATCAACACGAATGTTTTGCCAAGAATGAGTGATGATAGTATATTCAAATCGGATAGAATTCAATTATTATGCTTTGATAGACACTTCGAACTGAACGAGAGAGATATCAATCTAAAGGACAAGTTGAAAGCTGAAACAAATGGAATATTTAATGTTATTGCACCTTATTACAAGAAACTACAAGAAGAAGGATTTATACTACCAGAAAGCACAAGAAAAACACTCGAACAATATAAATTAAATTCTAACAATGTTATGGCATTTGTCAAAGATAATTTATTCGAAAGCAAAAATTCAATGGAAAAAGCATCTGATTTATACAAGAAATATGCAGAGTGGTGTGAGCAAGAAGGATTGACAAAACAAGCACAAAAAAACTTTAAGGAAAGAATGATAAGATTGGGTGCAACTTACTGCGAAAAAGGTTATGGAAAGAATGATAAAGGTGAGAGTGGAAACTCAATTTGGGTAAAAGGATTTACATTTACTGAACCAAAAAACACTCTAACACCATGTCTTATACAAGATGATGAGTTGCCATTCTAGTTTGAAAACTTAACAATAATTTAACAAAAATTATACAAAACAAGCAAATTTGTGGACAATGTGGAAAAAATGGACTATTCTATAGAAAGTGTTTATACTACTCTCTATAGGGACTTTCTAGAAAATAGTCCATAAAGTCCATAAAGTCCATAAACTCCACATTCTTAAAAAATAGCCCCCTACCCCTAATTTTATTTTAAGTGAAAATTAAAAAGAT